ATGCGCGTTCCTGCCGTTGCTTGCGCTGTCTCGCTTATTGCAGAGACAACCGGCTCACTGCCAGTCAAGCTTTACAAGAGCGCCGACAAGGCTACTGCCCGTGAGCATCCGGCCTACAAGCTCATTCATGACGAGTCCAACGATTGGACAAGCGCCGGCCAGCTTCGCGTCGATCTAACGACCGACGCCCTTCTCCATGGCAATGGCTACGCCCTGGTAAACCGTCCTCGTGACGTGCCGCTAGAGCTTCAGCGCGTTGAGCCTGCCAAGGTGCAGAACAAGTTCGAAGACGACGGCACACCCTATTACCTGGTGAACGTCGATCGCGGCCAGGTCCGCGTCGAATTCTATGACATGCTTCATGTGCAGCCGTTCGGCGGCGTCTCGCCGATCGTGCTCGGCCGTGAAGCCATCGCCCTGTCGATCGCCTTTGAGCGCCATATTTCGAACCTGTTCGCCAATGCCGGCCGTCCGTCCGGCATCATTCTCGACCCCAAGCAGGTCAGCCCGGAAAATGCAGAGGCGATCACGGCAAGCTGGTTCAACGCCCATTCCGGCGGCAAGGCTGGCGGCACTGCCATTCTTGACCAGGGCCGCAGCTATCTGCCGCTCTCCACCACGCTCGCCGACGCACAGTTTTACGAGAACAAGATTGAGCAGGTCCGTGAGATCGCGCGCGTCTTCCGCGTGCCGCCGACCATGCTGTTCGAACTCACGCGCGGCACCTGGTCGAACACGGAAGAAATGGCCCGCCAGTTCACGGCCATCACCCTCAAGCCCTGGCTGAACGCCTGGACGTGGGCCTATGCCCGCTGCCTACTCACGCCCGACGAACGCAAGCAGTTCTACGTCGAGTTCGTCATTGACGATCTCCAGACGACCCGCGCGCTCGATAAGGCGACCGCCCTCGGCCAGTATCGCAGCATGGGCGCCATGACCGGCAACGAAGTTCGCGGCATGCTCAACATGCCGCGTCACGATGACGGCGACAGCCTGTCCAATCCGCACATCACCACGACGCCGGCCTCGCCTGTCGCAGCACCGGACGCTGAACCCTCTAAGGATTCCGAATGAAGCACACCGCCTTTTTTGGTGACGCCGAATACACGTTCGCGCTCACCGACGACATGATCCGCGAGCTTGAGCACAAGACCGGCGTCGGCGTCGGCGGCCTCTACGTCCGCGTCATCAATTCGCAGTTCCATGTTGCCGACATCATCGAAATCATTCGGCTCGGCCTCATTGGTGGCGGCGCTGCGCCTGTGACCGCTCAACGCCTGGTCGACAGTTACGCGAAGAACCGCCCGTTTGAAGAGACGTTCCCGCTCGCCCTCGACATCCTCGACGCCCGCTGGACTGGCGCACCTGAGAAGCGGGCCGCGATCGACGCCGAGCTACACCACGCCGCTGCATCTGGCGACCTGGCAGCGGCCATCAACGCCGGTCTCGAACAGGTGGCTGCATGAGCGAACATCTGGAGATCAAGGCCGAAGTCTCGATCGATGACGCCGGCACCGTGACCGGCATCGCTTGGCCGTTCGGCTCGCCGGACACCTACGGCGATCTTATCGAGCCGACCGCCTTCAGGTTCGCGGCCAAGGTGCCGATGATGCTTGAACACGATCAAGGAAAGATCGTCGGGCAATGGGAAACCATGACTGTCACCGACAGCGGCCTCGAAGTGAAGGGCAGCTTGTTTGTCGATAGCGCAGCACCGGCGCGGACAACCCGCCAGCAGCTTCGCAGAGGCGCAATGTCCGGCCTCTCTATAGGCTATCGCCTTCACGAATACAAGGCGCGCCCCGAAGGCGGGCGTGTCCTGACCGATCTCACCATCACTGAAATTTCGATCTGCCGTAGCCCGGTGCATCCGTCCGCGCGCGTCACCGAAGTCAAATCCATCAATGAGGAATCCCCTATGGAAAATGAAGAACTGAAGAATGAGCCGGAACTGAAGGCCGATCCGGTTATCAGCGCCGACGAACTCAAGGCGCTGAAGTCGCGCCTCGACAAGGTCGAAGCCAAGGCCAATCGCCCGCTCTCGGCCAACAATAACCAGCCGCTCGCCGAAAACGACAACGGCCAGGAAGAAAAGAAGGCTTTCGGGGTCTATCTCCGCAAGGGCATCGAGCTGGCATCCGACAATGAACGCAAGGCGCTCACGGTCAGCACCGCTGCCAATGGCGGCTATCTGGCACCGCAGGAGTTCGGCAACGAACTGATCAAGCTGCTTCGCGAAATGTCGCCGCTTCGCGCCTATGCGGATATCGTCAATATCTCGGCTCAGTCTATTGTCTATCCCCGCCGGCTGACCAGCACCGCCGCAGCATGGGTTTCCGAAATCGCCAACCGCACCGAAAGCGGCATGACCTTCGAACAGGTCACGCTCACTCCGGCCGAACTGGCGACCTATGTCGATGTTTCCAATCAGCTGATTGCTGATAATGCCTACAACCTCGAAACGGAACTGCTTGCCGACATCGCGGAATCGTTCTCGAAGGCCGAAGGCCTGGCATTCGTCAAGGGAACCGGCACCGGCCAGCCCAAGGGCCTTCTCACCGCCACCGGCATCACCGAAGTGAAGACCGGCGTTGCCGCAGCCTTCCCGGCATCGAACCCGGCCGACGTGCTGATCGGCATGTATCACAAGATCCCGACGACGCACGCCCGCAATGCCGTTTGGATGATGAACCGCAACACGCTTTCCGTTGTCCGCCAGTGGAAGGACACGACCGGCCGCTACCTTGTCAGCGATCCTGTGAACGGTGGTGCTTCCACGATCTTCGGCCGCGACGTGGTCGAAATGCCTGACATGGATGACATCGCCGCTGGTCTGTATCCGATCATCTTCGGCGACCCCAAGGGCTATCGTATCGCTGACCGCCTCGACATCGATTTCCTCCGCGACCCCTATACCGTCAAGCTTCAGGGCATCACTCGTTTTCACGCCTGGAAGCGTGTCGGCGCTGACGTGACGCATCCTGACCGGTTCGTAAAGCTGAAGGTCTCGGCATAATGACCTTCCGGCCCGCAGATGATCTGACGCTTACTTACGGGATGAACACCGTGAGCCTGCGCCCGTCGCTGCGGGCCGGCTATACCCTGGAGCGCGCCTATTCGTTCCCGACCCTCTTTGACCTGGTCGACCAGTTTCACCTCGACACCATCCGCGACATCATCAAGGCCGCCGCGACCGATCGCAAGGAAGCCAGCGATTTCCTCAGGGCCATCGCCAACGCACCGCTCGCCGATCTGGTTGACGCTCTACATGCAGGGATTTCCAGCCTGTGCCGTTCTTTCATCTTACCTGACGACAACGACCACAAGCCCGCGTCCGGCAAGCCCATGACCTGGCAGGAAGTCTATCGCGAGCTTTATCGCACGGCGACCGGTCTCGGCTGGTCGCCTGAAACCGCTTGGAGCTCGACGCCTTACGAAATTCAAGAGGCTTACGAAGGGCACATGGATATTCTGGAGCAGACTGGCGTCATCTCGCGCGACAAGAAGCCCGACACCTACACGCCCGACCGTCTCAAGCAGATAGAGCAGACCGGCACAGACCCCGCATTCGACCGCGATGCATTCAGCGCCCTGCGGGCGCAGATTCCGGGTGGCGCATGAGCATCCGCCCGCCGCGCCCGCCGCACCTCTGCAACTGTGGCAAGATCGTGCCGCATGGCGTTCTCTGTGAATGCCAGAAGGCCGCACGTCGGGCCCGTAATGCTCGCCATGACGCTATCAGGCCGAACGCACGTCAGCGCGGTTATAGCGCCGACTGGCAGCGCGAGGCCAAGGCGTTCCTTGCACTTCCCGGCAACGAGACTTGCCGGTGCGGAGCCAAGGCCACCGTCGTCATGCACGTCAAGAGTATCCGCCTTCGCCCTGACCTTCGCATGGTCGAGTCGAACTGGCGTCCTGGTTGCCAGCGCTGCAACGCCCTCGACGCAGTAAAGGAGCGCCGCACATGATGCCCGATGAATACGACGACAGCGAAAGCAACCCCGAAGCGTATGAAGACCTGTGGCGCATGGTGCTGCATGCTTCGATTGAAGACGCCGTGCATGGATCTGGCGTCACCGGCTCGATTGCACAGCGCATTCGGGAAACCGATGAGGCACGCGACTACATTATGAATCCGAACAACGACTTCAATGAAGTGTGTTCGTTAGCTGGCCTTGACCCTGTGGCCGTCCGCGAGCGCGTCACGCCAATGATTCAGCGCGCGCCGTCCGCCTACGACCTTATCACGCGCGGCCGCCGGCCTAAGCCGGGGGTGGTCTCGAACTTTGCCCCTTCCATAGGGACCGGCGGGGGGAGGCTCTTACAAGAGAGCAGCAATATAACTTTTTCAGAGAAGGCCACCACGGCATGACCAGCATCATCAGCTTGAACCTGTTCAAGGCACATATCGGCAGTGACGAACTGATCGACCAGGCGGCGCTCGGCGGCCTGGCGGCAGGCACTGACGAGCTACTTCAGCACTACATCGACGCCGCCGAATCCCGCACCGTCGCCATGCTCGGCAAGCCCCTGTCCGACTTCACGCCCCTGCCGGCAGACATCAAGCAGGCCGTCTTGCAGCTTGCCGCGCACTTCTACGCCAACCGCGAAGCCGTGCTTGTGGGCACGAGCGGCAGCGAAATCCCCTATGGCGTCGCCGAGACGCTGCGCAATTACCGCCGGGAGGTGACTGGCTATGTCGCGGAATGAGTCTCTGACTGCGCAGTCGAAGCGCCTTGAGCAGCGTCTGGAGGCAGTCCCGGCCGAGATCCTGGCAGCCCTGCGCCCGGCTCTCATGCGCAGCGGCGAGAAAGTCGCCACCAACATGCGGACTTTTGCCGAAGCATCCCGCGACACCGGCAATCTGATCGACAGCATTGCTGTGACCGGACCCGGCGAGACGACGCCTGCATATGCTGCCAACGGCGGCAAGCGCATGGCCGGTCCTAACCAGGTGCTCGTGACCGTCGGCGACACCGATGCGCGCTATGGCCATATGATCGAATTCGGGACGTCCAAGATGGAGGCGCAGCCTTTCATGCTTCCCGGTTGGCGCACGGCCAAGCCGATTGTGCAGCGCTGGATTTCGCGCTCGATCAGTGTTGCCATCAAGAAGGCAGGCCGCCCATGATCGAACCGACCCTTGCACTCCAGACCGCCATTCGCGCCAAGCTGATCGCAGCGCCGGCCGTCACCGCCCTTGTGTCCGCCGACCAGATCCGCGCCGGCAGCACGCGCCCCGGCGACTGCCCTTGCATCATCACGGGCAGCGGCACCACGACTCTGCACGGCCATGACTACACCGGCCAGCGTGCCGCGTGGATCTACATGGATCTTCACGTTTGGACGAAAAAGGACGACGACAGCCTGACCAATATAGACCAGGAGGCCAAGCAGCTCGCTTTTGCCGTCAGCCAGGCGCTCAATAAATCGCTGTCGATCGAAGGCGGCTATTGCGACCAGTTCCACGTCACCGGCAGCGTGTTTCCTCGCGACCCCGACCCGACCTATGGCCATGGCGTCATCAACGTTGAGGCTTTTGTGAGGTGGATTATATGACCGCCGGCAAGCGCAACCGCGTGATTTTCATCGATCGCGAGACCTCGACCCCCAACGCCGCCGGCTATCCTGTCTCGGCCTGGTCGATCATTGGCACCGTCCGCGCCGAAGTCGTCCAGAACATCGCCGACGAGGCCGCCACCGATCTCGGCCAGGCGCGGACCGACAGCATTGTTTTTCGCACCGTCTATCTCGGCGGTCTGAAGACTGCCGACCGCATCCGGTTCCTCGGCCGCACCTACAACGTCAAGAGCTTCACCGAAATCGGCGTCCGCGCCGGTCTGGAGATCAAGGCGGAGGCGATTGAATGACGCACCTACGCGGCATCAAGCCGGCCCTGTCACCGCATGGCGACCCGCTCGACAAGGCACCGTCCGCACCGAAGCGGCTGACCGAAGAGGCGCGCGCCGAGTGGCGGCGCATCATGCCGCGCCTGGTCGCCGATCGGATCATCACGCGCGCCGATCTGGCAGGCGTCGAGAATTATTGCATTGCCATCGGCGTCGTCAACCGCATCGCCGACCTCATGAATTCTATGCCGATTCCTGATTTGAAGCTTGGCGGCTTGCAGATCCGCTACATGCAGACCGCTCGGCAGCTTGCGGCTGAATATGGCCTGTCGCCGGTATCGCGCGCCCGTGTCGGCAGCGGCGCGAATGACAATGAGGATGATGAGCCTAACCCTTTGCTCATTGGGCGGAGCCGTCCGCATGCGTAAGAGTGTTTATCCGCACTTCCTTTATGTAGACAAGAGCGAAATCCCGGACCCCTTCGGATATGGCGAAGAGGCTGTTCAATTCGTGAAGGCGCTCAAGCATGGGAACAGCACCGCGCCCGGTCATGCATTCGAGCTTCCCGATTTCTACGAAAACCTTATCCGGTGGACTTATGGCCCATGTGATGAAAAGGGCAACCGTGTTGCGAAGTCGATTTTCCTCATGGTCGGCCGTGGCGCTCGAAAGACCAGCTTAAGTTCTGCATTGGGTTTACTGCACACTATTGGGCCGGAGGCGCGCCGGAATGGTGAAGTCTACTTCGCAGCATATAACCGCCCCCAAGCCGGCATTGCGTTTAAGCAAGTCGCGAACATCATCCGTATGGACAAGCGCTTGCAGCGCGCCACAACGATCTATGACGCGATGAACAGCGCGAAGATGATTGTTTGCAAGTCCAAGGGCACCGAATTGAAGACGCTCACCAGCGACGGCGGGGCCGCGCAAGGACTCACGCCCGCATTCTGCCTATTGGATGAAATCCACGAGTGGAAGGGGCGAGCGCTTTATGACGCAATCGAAGAAGGACTCGGCAAGACCAGCAACACTTTGAAGTTCATCGCTACAACCGCCGGCGCAGGACAGGAGACAGTTGCCTTCGAAATCTATGATTATGCCTGCAAGGTTGCGCGCGGCGAGATCGAAGACCCGTCGTTTCTCCCTGTTGTTTTTCAGGCCGAAGACGGCGACGAATGGGACGATGAAGCGACCTGGCATAAGGCCAATCCTGGCTTGAAGCACGGCTTCCCCGATATCGAGAACATGCGCATTCGCGCGCAGCAGGCAAAGCATGCGCCCGGCGCGCTGGCATCGTTCAATCGGTTCCGCCTCAACATCTGGCAGTCGCATTCGAGCAGTCCGCTCTTCAATATGACGACCTACGACGCGAGCGTGAACCCGCATTTCGACCTCGCCGACCTTGAAGAACTGCCGTGCTATCTCGGCGTGGATTTGTCAGTGAACGGCGATATCACCGCTGTAGTTGGCGCGTGGCGGCACGATGACGGCCAGGTGTCAATTTACCCTTGGCTGTTTGTGCCCGGCGAAGATCTGCGCACGCGCGCTATTCGTGACGGAGTGCCGTATGAGGCATGGCGCGACGACGGTTTGATCACCGCAATCGATGGCCCAATCATTGAGCCCGAAGTTGTCGAGGCGCATATTCGCGAACTTTGCGGCCGCTTCGATGTGCAGGAAATCGCCTTCGATCCACATCTTGCCAGGCAGATGATGCAGCATCTCTGCAATGATGGCCTTCCGGCCATCGAGTTTCGGCAGACGCCCCTTATGATGGGGGTTGCCTACGGCACCCTTGAGCGTGTCGTAAATGGTCGCGGGATCATCCATAGCGGCCATCCGATCCTTCGGCAGCACTTCGATAGCGTTGTTGCGGTCCGCGCCAATGACGGCCGGGTGAAGGCATTCCCGAGCAAGAAGAATGACCGGATCGACGGAGCCGACGCCGCGGCGATGGCAATCGACCGCGCTACCAACGCCGAAAGTAAATACTCCCGTGGCGGTCCAGTTTTCATAATTTAAGGAATGACGAATGAATGACGTAAGCATGCCCGGCCTCGTGGTCGAAATCGAGGGCCGCGTTGATAAACTTGAGAAGGCGATTGCCAAGGCCAACGCCGCGCACCGGCGCGGCTCGACCGAAATGGAAAACCGCGCCAGGCAGTCGGCCAAGAAGCTCGAAGACACCTACGCGAAGTCCGGCGACAAGATCGGCGCGACGTTTGAGAAGCTGTTTTCAGGCTTTGCCAAGGGCAGCGCGGCCCTGGCCGGCGTGGGCGCCCTGGCGATCGGCCTGAAGGAAATCGCCGACAGCGCGGCGGAAGTCGATCGCGAGGCCCGCAAGGCCGGCGTCTCGGCCAAGACCTGGCAGCAGTGGCGCGCCGTGGCCGTAGCCACCGGCATGAGCATCGACGGTGTGACCGACGCCCTCAAGGAACTGAACATTCGCGGCGATGAGTTTGCCAGGACCGGCAAGGGCAGCGGCATGGAATGGTTCACGCGCTTCGGCTATTCGGCCGAAGAAGTCGGCCGCAAGCTCAAGGAGCCGAATGCGTTTCTCGATGAACTGATCGGCAAGATCCAGCAGCTTGACCAGGCCGGTCAGACCCGCGCGCTGGACGAGCTTTTTGGCGGAACCGGTGCGGAAGAACTGGCAAAGACCCTCGGCTTGTCGGTCGAACAGATCCAGAAGATCAGGAATGAGGCCACCATCCTCACTCGGCAGCAGATTGAGGATGCGAAGGCGGTCAGCGCCGAGTGGGATGTAATGTGGGACCGCTTCACCATCCGCGCCAAGGCCGCAGCCCTCGACGGCGTCAACGCGGCCAGGCGCATGGCGGCTGCTATTCAGGCCGCCGGTGAGAGCGTCGGTGCAGACAAGTGGCTCAAGGATACCAAGCTCGCGCCGGGCGCGCTCGAAGCCGGCCAGCAGGCCTATGACCAGCGCCAGCAGATGGCAGAGCTTGCCGACCTCATGAAGCGCCGCGCCGACCTCACCCAGGAACTGGCGAACCTCACCCCGACCGCCAAGGATCTCGGCTTCGGCGACAGCGCCGCCCGCGAACTGAAGGAAGTCGATAGTAAGATCCGGGAAGTCCAGCAGGCATTGCAGGACACCCGGCCGGCAATGGATAGCCTCACCGACGCCAGCGAGAAGCTGTCGCCGGCGCTCGTGGACAACGCGACGAAGGCGAGCAACTTCAAGGCCGCGCTCGCCGATCTAAAGAACATGGTCCCGGAACTGAAGAAGGAACTCGACAGCCTGGCGCAGTCGGGAGCAATGGACACGGCGTATCAGAATGCGGCCAGGAATGCCCGCTCGTGGGGCGAACTCATGCAGGCAACCGACATCGCCGGCCGCGCCCGTAGCACCGCGACGTTCGGCCAGCAGACCAACATGCTCGACCTGATCGGCGCAGCCGAAGGCACCGACAAGGGGCGCGGCTACAACGAGACGCTGGACTATGGCCGGTGGACCGGTGGCACTGTCGATCTGACCAGCAAGACGCTTAACGAGATCCTGGCACTTCAGAAGCAGATGCTCGCCGACCCGGCCAATCGCGCCCTCTACCAGGACAAGGCCGGCAACAATGTTGGATCCTCGGCGCTCGGCCGCTACCAGATCACGAGCACCACGCTCAAGGACATGATGAGGGAACTCGGCCTGGCTGGCGATCAGAAGTTTGACGCCACGACGCAGGACGAAATCGCCCGCGCCCTGTTGCGTCGTCGCGGCAATGACCCGGAGGGCCTGCGCAACGAGTGGGAGGGCCTGCGTCGGGTGGATGATTCCACCATCCGCAACACCTACTCCAGCACGCCGACCGGCCGGACGAACCTCGACCAGTCCGACGGCCAGAAGGCGGCCGCCGATCTCGTGAAGCAGCAGGACGAAGCCCGCAAGAGCTTGAACCGGACGGTGCAGGAGGGGCTCGACCTGGCGCGCTTCGAACAGTCGATTTCCGGAATGTCGGCAAGTCAGCAGCGCGTCGAGCTTCAGCTTTATCAGGCGCAGGCAGAGGCCAGGCGCAACGGCATCACGTTGTCCGACGCCGAACTGGCCAAGATGCGCGAGAAGATCAGCACGACCGATCAGCTGAACCAGACGAACAAGCAGGTGGCATCCTCGACGGAAGGATTGCAGAACGCACAGAAGTATTTCGCGGAGGGTTTCACGTCGTCGCTGTCTGGCTTGCTCACGGGCACGCAGACCTTGCAGGGCGCTATCAGTGGCCTGTTGAACAGCCTCGTGGACGCTGCATTACAGGCTGCGTTGCTCGGCAAGGGTCCGCTTGCTGGCCTGTTCGGCGGTTCTGCCGGCGGGACCGGCATCCTCGGCGCGATCTTCGGCTTTGCCGATGGCGGCTACACCGGTAACGGAAGCAGGAACCAGCCGGCCGGCATCGTCCACAAGGGCGAATACGTCATGAGTGCAGCCGCCACCAGGCGCCTAGGCGCGTCGAACCTGGAGGCACTCCATGCCGGCGCGCTCAGGGGCTACGCCCGTGGGGGATATGTCGGCAATGCGCCGTCGATCCGTCGCCCTGACCTGAAGGCCGCCAACACCAATGTTGCGCAGCCGGTCACGATCAATGCACCGATCACCGTCAACGGCTCGGCAGGCACCCCGGCACAGAACGCCGACCTTGCGAAGCAGATGAAGCGTGAGATGGAAGGCACCATGCGCGGCGTCGTGAGCGATGAGCTTCGCCGCCAAATGCGTCCCGGCAATATGCTGGGGAGGCGCTAAGATGCTCGCCAGTTTCATCCCGCCCATTGAGGCGTCTCCCGGCACGACCCGCAAGGTCGAGTTCAACATCCTCGAGGCCGAATTCGGTGACGGGTATTCGCAGCCGACCGAGAACGGCTTGAACTCGGCCAAGCGCAGCTTGAGCCTTGTCTGGGACGTGCTCACCGATGATCAGGCCGACGACATCACGGCGTTCTTCCTTGACCGGAAGGGTGTCACGCCGTTCTACTTCACGCCGCCCCGCGAGAACTACCCGGTCAAATGGACGTGCCGTGACTACACCAACGACACGGGCAGCGATGGCCTGCGCAAGGTGACGGCGACGTTTGTGCAGAGCTTCACGCTCGACGCATAGCCTCTTTGACTCCAGATTGATTCAGGACTCGCATCAGGCACCCGGCGGCTGTCATTGCCTACCGGGAAGCCCTGAAGCCTCTCAGGGAGTCTCTACGGCGTTTTTGGCGGAACGGTCCCGTTTCGGCTTGAGATAGTTCCGCGACCGGAGCGCAGCGACGGGACCGGAACCCTCTCGATATGACCGGGGATGTTTGGTGATGGCACCGACACATATGACCGGGAGCGTGAACTTTTGCACGTAACGTCTTATTCTCTTAATAATATACAACAATCATAATATACAAGTAAGAGTATAGATATATACGTGCAAAAGTTCACGCTCCCGGTCTCGTCGTAGCGTGCAAAAGTTCACGAGATAAAAACACCGTCCTTACTTGACATATACGCGTATACGTGTATACTCGTTAAATCAAAAGGAGTTCAAATGAATCAGCCCCCCGTTACCCTTCGTCTCGATCCCCGTCGCCTGAAGCAGCTTAAGGCTCTCGGCCAAGCTATGAACCTCTCCAGCGCGGGAGTCATTGCGAAGATGATCCGCGACCAGATCGCCGCCGGTGTCATTCCCGCCGATATTCCTGGCATCGCCATCGAACGCCTCGGCGACGAACTCAGCATCTCGATTGACGGTTCAGAGGAAACGCGGTTCAGCCTTGAAGGCAGCCGCGCGCTCGCAGACACCATTCATGGCGTCATTGACGGCCGACAGGCTCCGACCATCATCAACATGGATCACAAGTTCGGCGTGGCGAAGCAGGGAACCGGCTTCAAGGTCATGCTGCCGTTCGGCAGGGAGGAATTCAGCTTCCCGGCTGATCTCGCGCGGGACTTCGCGGACCTGATCGAAAAGGCCGCAGCTTAAATAGAAGAAGGCCCGACGATGTGCTTTGCGTCGGGCCTTCAATGCAGCGCTTCTGACACTGTATTTGAAAGCTACAACAATGAACGACGATTGTCAACAAATTGAGAACGATGACGATACCTGCGTCGTCATCCGTGAACCGGTCAAGCTGACCGAATACGACAAGCGCCGGGCCGAATTGAGGGCGCTACAGGACAAGCAGGAGCAACTGCTTGCAGTGCCTGAATTGACGCCGGAAGACCGCCAGCGCCTCGCCATGCTCGATCGACAGATACCGGAAGCGCAGAAGCGGTTCGATGTTGAGGCCAAGCGCGGCCTGGACGACATTTGGCGCAAATGGCGCGGGATACAAGATTGGCGAGCCCAGAGTGCTGCAACTGGCGACGACAAATACAACAAGACGCGACGGAAGAAGCGGGCCAATCCGAATGCCAAGCTCAGCGGCTGGTCTCCCGAAGAAAAGACGCAGCGCAAGAGGGACCAGAGTTCAGATAACAACTGGATCACGCGCCGGCAGGAATGGGGCTGGCTCGAAGAACAGATCCTCACTGCTCTTGTCGCAAGGATCGACGCCCGCGAAGTAATCAGGGGCTCGGTCCGGCCGCCTGTTATCGACGCGCCTACGATGGAGCAGAACCCCAACTTCGGAAAATTCTGACTTTCTCTGCATTCCCGGCGCGCGATTGCTATAGTTAAATTAGCAGCCGTTTACTCGTCCTTCTCGGCTGCAATCTTGGTCAAAAGCCCCTCATGTCGCGCATTTCATGAGGGGCTTTTTTGCCCTCCGACATAAGTAAATGCTTACTTATCTATTGGTGTTATTTTTCGTGAATGCAACTTTTGGATTGCGCTTGCTGATTCTTCCATGCGATTCTTGGGGCGCAAATCACACCTGGAGACGACCATGGACCAGCAGACCTATATTCCCACCGACACCTATCACCATGCGCTCGACGGCCTGGAGCTTGTCGCCAGGAGCTTTGACCCAGCCGCGCCCGACGATCTGCGCACACGCCTGATCATCGCTCTCGGCGAGATCGGTGGTGTCTGGCCGGCGTCGTGCTTTACCGGTGATGATGAGTAATCTCACTCTTCGTAAATGCGGTAATAATTCGTGATCCGTGAAATGTGCGTTGCCTACGACCCCGCCGCTATAAGCTAGAGAGTCAAGCATTAGAAAGGACGACAATGATCATCGAAGAACTTTTGCCCTACTGGATTCGCAAGCGCCGTGAAAGCAGCATGGAACGCCGTCGCGCCCTGATTTCGGAGAGCCAGGATCTGGCGGAGGCCGAACTTGCGGCCATTGCTGTTGTCCTCGACGGGAAGCCTCGCTATCGCGTCAAGGCGCTCAGCCGCCCTTATGGGATGGCTGCATAATGGCGGAAGAAATTACTTACCGCTTCAAGCCGCTGCCCGCAAACACGCCGCGCGTTTTTGACGCTGTCCTTGCCGACTATAGGCATGGCACCATCGACGGTTCTGAGCTTCAGAAGCGCATCGCCGATGCAATCAAGGTCGACCCCGGCCTGGCGAAGTTCAAGGAAGAGCATCTGGCGTGGACTGATTTCGCGCACCAGGGCACCGTCGAACTTTAAAGACCTGACAACGAAGCCCGCCGGTGAGGATCTGCGGGCTTCGTTGTCCTAGAATTGAGCGATAATCGCGCGCGTCATTTCGGCACTGTGCTTGAGCAAATCACCTATCGCCTTAGCGTCCCCTGGCCGGTAGCGAATAACGCGACGACGTTCGCCCTCGCTGGCGCACAGCACCACTTCAAGCCGGAAAGATTCCTGGTCAACCCGTTCCATGAGGATGAGCGCAGTATCAAGATTGACCGAACCGAGATCAATGCTCACCAGCTTAAGAAGGCGCGCAACGTCATCGGTCGCGTCATTCACTAGGAACGCTTCGTCACGGAAAGTCTCAATCGGATATAGGTCTATCGATTCCGCGAAGTAAGTGCCGATCGGCTCCCAATGCTTCATCTCTCCAGAAACGCCTGAGAATAGGATATATTGCGCCGGCGCCACGAACTTTTTGCCCAGATAGGCAACCTTGGCACCCTGATGGACTTGAAGCTGTCTGACTTCCAT